TTCACCGTCAAAGATAGCATTATGGATAGCCATATAACCACAGTTCATGCCATCTACATACATGCCATGATCAAAGCCAAAAGTATCGTATAGCACATAACGATAAGAGCCGTTGTCTTTTAGATCTCCTTTGTGTATACGCTTACATACAGCATAGAACGCATCTTGTCGTTCTTGTTCAGTCAAGCCCTCCCACCAGGCATCGTTTTCTTCTTCACGCTGTTTGTATGCTTTTTGAAACTCTTGGCTGATGTCAGAAAGTTCTTGTAGTGCCTTTTCCTGTTCTTCATTCTTCATAGCTCACCACCTTTACGTTATGTTCTTTGCCTTCTATTTCAAAGGTCCTAGCAACATCAAGTGCCGAATGTACATCTTCAAATAGCATTGGTTCTAAGTTCCAATCACATCTACCTGTATCTTTTGTTACAAAGATCCAGTCGTCTTTTCCATCAAGACACACCATTATTGCGTACACGCTTCTTCTCCTCATAATCGTGCAATAACATACTTAGCTCATCAATAGTATTACCAGTTTCAATTATTTCTGGACATTTGGTAGCCATAACGTCTAAGTGGTAGTTTCCAGGATAGTGTCGCAAACAACCTCTTGCCATATTTCTAATTTCTCGTGGTACACGAGGAGTTTTCTTAGGATCGCATAAATCCATTAAAAACCGTTCTGTATACTTAATCGCGTTGTAACGCTCACAAGGTAGTGTCATATTAAGTCCGTTATTAGTTTATAATTGTCCCACGCTTTCTGTTGCGCAGGATTCATTTCGTCAGGTGACACAAAACACTCTAACCAGTAGTAAGGCATACGGGGAGGATGAGCACCAAACTGCCGCGGTTGATGTATCAATCCTTTGTCGTACAGTCTAATAGCCATACGTCTAAAGTCGTCGTACTCGTCTGCAAAGTCTGCCCATTCAGGATTACTCATTCCACCATAGATGTAGCCTTCCCAGATGGCATTCCAATGGTTATCATTGTGCGGATCAAAGTCTGTACGACAAATAATTACCAATACATCTTGTTCGTCTACTTTGCCTGTGTAAATGTCTGCCATGCAGCGACTAAAACTTAGTCCAACTTTCATTGATTTGTATACTCCGGCCATTGTTTAGCAAATTCATTTGCGTGAATTTCGCTTTCAAAATAAAATGTATGCTCGTAAACATTTGTCCACGTAGTCATACTCCAAGACTCACGAGGTATGCGTCTGCGACACCAATCTTTACCTTTCCAGTCTAGATCACTGTGTAAACGTACTGCATATCCTGGAAGCCAGCGTTGTTTATATTCAAATACTTCCTGTGGTGTCATTTTAACACTCATTCTCTAAATCCCAAACACACCTGGGATTCTCGTACTTATAACTTTTCGTGTACTTCGAATCCACGGAAGATTTTGAATCTAGGAAACCTAAGTGAATAAGTACCGTCTTGATTTTGCGTAATAGCATCTGCTCTAACCTCTATTAAATTTCCGATAATGCTGTTGCGACTATTCCAGAAATCATCACGATTAGCATCAGTGAAACCACTACCGACATTAACAGTAATTTGTCTGTCATCGTCGACTCCTTCGCATACAAACGCTCCAAGGCGCCCTTTGTTGCGACCAGTACCTTCTTCAATTTCTTTTACCTCCAATGTTACTTCAATAAACGGTTTTGCTTTTAACCAAGCATGTGTTCTTTTACATTCGTATGGTGCATTAACGTCCTTGATCATTACACCTTCATATCCACCGTCTACAGCCGCTTTATTTAGTGCTACAAAGCGGTCTTGTCCTTCTTGGGTGTCCAAGTCAACATCTTCCCAGTCCAACGCTTGTACGTGCTGTAAGGCGTCTTTATGCTCCTCTATCCAATGCTTGGTAATAGCACTACGGAAGCTCTGTGGCTTGTCCCACTTACCTTCACGGAAGCAACCTAGTGGAATAGTGTCAAATACGTGTAGTACAGCATCAGTGCTTTGCTTTCCGTCTTTGCGATGTACCTGCTTCATAAGGTCTTGGAAGTTAGCACTCATCACTTCACCGTCTAGTACGAGCGGATAAGGTACAGGATACTCTGCAACAACTGCTTCAAGCTCTTCAATGATGTGTCCAAAGTTGTGAAATTGTTTTCCGTTGCGGCTAAACATTTCAACCTTGTCACCTTGAATAACTGTAATAACACGAACACCGTCAAGTTTAATTTCAATCTGCTTTTGGCCAGTCATTTTCTTTTCGTGCTTGGTTGAGTCGTGTGCAAGAGCGCAAGTGAACACAGGAACAGTACCCGGTGCTACTTTGTTCACAGTTTTTTCGCTTACACCACAGCGTAGGTCTTTGATAAGTATTCTGCGGTACCAACCATTCCATTGTTCAGTTGTAGCAACACCCATTGCTAGTTCAATAGCATCACGAGCGGCGTGTCCTGTTAGTTCACGACTCTGTAGTTTTTCTGCAAGCTCTTTAAACACAGACCATGTAAGCCCCTGTCCAGTTAATACATCTGAACGCTCAGGTACCTGCTTAACACCAAATGTTACAAGAGAATCAAGTGCCATTGTAAGACCTTCAAAGAACTCTGGAAGTCCTTCTTCGTGTGCCTCTTGCAGTATTGCTTCTTTAGCAAGACGACTATTGTCTGCTTCTAAACGTGCAATAATATCTTGTGGTTGTGTTCTCATGCCATTGCCTTTTCTACTTGTTTCAAAACTGCTTTTGAATGTTTACAATAACCGTGGTATGCAAAACCTGTGCATTCACATTCAAACCCTTGATCGTGGAGTTCGACACCGTATGTTTTGCCTTTGGATCCCTCCATTGGCCATACGGTGCCTACCATCCAGTGTCCTTTTGGATCAAACGCTGAGGGTTTCAAGTACTTTTGTTTATACTTACTCATACTCTTAACTCCTCAACGTTGATTGGTGTAAAGTTGATTTGCTCTACACAAACACATTTGTAAGGTCCTTCTGGTGAAGGATTGCTGTGAATATGTCCGTGTACATTCAACTTTGGCTCATCGCCCCATCTATGTCTTTCAGCAAGTGTAGTTGGGTGCAAAGGAGTGTGTGTTAAAATTAACCCTGGAACACTGTCAATCCAAAGTTGAATGTCTTTAAAGAACGGAGTAAGCATCTTTACATTATCATGGTTACCTAGTACAAGTCTTTTCTTGCCTGGTAACTTAGTAAAGTTTTGCTCCATCCAGTCAACTTTGTCCATACCAAACAGAACGTCTCCACAGTGAATGACAGTATCGTTTGGCTTCACAACACTTGCCCAGTTATCTAACATACATTCGTTCATTTGATCTACACTATCAAAAACCCTTGGGGGCTTACCTGCATAATCTTTGAACGTAAGAATGCCAGCGTGGTTGAAGTGTGTATCACTGATTACCCAAATATCTGCCATTTTGTGTGCCTATTTGTTTGCCTAATTTATGTATATATTATAGCAAGGATTTGCTATTGTGTCAACCATTACGATCTTGTTTAAAATCAACAACTTAGTGGAGTGAGCGACAGGACTCGAACCTGCATTGTACAGATTTGCAATCTGCTGCGTAACCATTCCGCCACGCTCACATATGGCGGAGAGTGTGGGATTCGAACCCACGGAACACTTTCGTGTTCGACGGTTTTCAAGACCGTTGCATTCAGCCGGACTCTGCCAACTCTCCTGTATATGGTCTCGGTGGTAGGATTCGAACCTACGACCCTCTCATCCCAAATGAGATGCGCTGCCAGACTGCGCTACACCGAGTATTTGGCATCGGGTGAGGGATTCGAACCCCCTGACTCTCGTCCTGGTTTTGGAGACCAGTGTACCACTCCAACTGTACCGACCCGACTTAAACTTTTTATTCCTCCACAAAAAAAGCCCCTAACAATAAAAACTGCTAGGGGCTTGTCTAAAATAAACTTTTTTTAAAGTCGCGTTAAGACATACCCCTTCCTTGTGATGGGCACCAACACTGTAATGATGATTGTTGTATTGTTCTTAACACGTTAGTATTCCTTGTTTCTTTAGTATGTTTATACTATACTA